ACAACTGAGAAGAATAAGGAAGGTGTCTTTATTATGATAACTTCCATTAAATCTTGGATCTTGGTCTCAACTCTCATAAAGGGAGAAGAGATCAAAATCCATATTTCTGGTCAGTTATCAAGTAAAGAAGCATCTTCCTTATTACTTAAACTAAGTCTTTTAACTCACCTCTGACGTAATGAATTATGATCAGAGGCGTGTTTTAAGACATTAGCTAAAGCTTGGTTAAGTAAACCAAGCTTAAGTTGGATAACTACCTTGCTGATCTCAAATCACTGGTTTAGAGGAATAGTCTCAAGAAGAGTACTAAGATCTGGATCTAGACACAGTCAAGGCCTTAACATGGAAGTTAAGGTCTGCTGTGAATTAACCTCAGATCTTGTACCTCCTCTTTTGGTTTGGATATGTGTAAATATATCTACACCAAAAGAGGATCCCAAGACCACGAGGAAGGTATCAATCGCAAGATTGATATCTTCCCCGAATCCGTAAGATCGGATTTTAAACGATCCACTCAAAGGCTTAACCGCCTTTGGGGCCATGACCAGCAACAGGTTTGCAAGAGGAGTATCTACCTTGTGGTGACTTATTGAAAACAGAACACTTTTACAGAGGCTAATTAGTCTCTGTATATTGTTCTGTATCAATAAACCGACAGGTAAAGGGCTTATATTGGTACCATTACAGACTAGTTTGGAGGCAAATTCACATCTAAAATTACCACCCGTAGGGGTGATAGTTTTAGATATGGAAATGTCTACACCTAGTCTAGTAATGATATCTTTGTAAGCCCAAGCAACTTTCTCATTAGCGATGACTACATCATCTCCAAGGATTATATAATCCTTGAATTTGATGTAGCCACACTTATGAGCTGCTAATCGGACAATCAGATGATGTGTGATGGCCATCATAGGTCATGATGAATACATACCCATTCCTTGTCCGGTACCATATTTTAATATGGTTTTTCCGAACAGGAAAGGAGTATTCACCATGATACTAGATCAGGTCATCACAGTCTCATCTGAGAATCCGATAAGTTTAAGTACTCCCTCCTGTAAAGACAGGGGGAGACGGTCAGTTGCTGCGGTAAGATCGAAAGATCACATAGGTACCTTTCTTCTCGATCAAGATATCATTTTCTTGATCGACTCCTCTTGACAGTACGTATAGTCTGTACTCGTTTTACGAAGTATAGACATAAGTACATGTGAAAGAGGTTGAAGAGTATACTGTGTGATCCAATCTGAGATAGCTACGAAACGGGTTTTCCCAAGACCATCACCAAAACAGGCAAGGCGCCGTAAGGTGCCTTGA